AAATGTCACCCCAAAACGATTTTACCGCAATTTCGATTTGTGAAATCGCCAACATAGCTCTTTGTACCGCAGTTTGTTCTTTCTCAGACAAGTGTACTTTAAAGTCCTGTATATCAGAAGTAAAGTTAAACTCAGTATGAACCCAATATGAATGTCTAATAGCATCCACATATTCACTTAAATTTGGATACTCGTAAGGTTTTAAATTGGTTCGTTTATTAAAGATATTTGGTCGGTGTTTTGAGCGGTAAATGATATATTCTTTAGCAACATCATTTAGACCATTATCCATAAGTTTATTTTCCACCATGTCATGAATTTCGTCCACATGAGGAACTCGGTCTTTATCACCTTTAAAAATACCTTTTGTTGTTAGTCTTGCGATTTTGTCCGCCATTTCAACATCAATCTTATCAATCGATGCCATTGATTTAATAATCGCATTTTTAATCTTTTCAGATTCAAATAAGACTGTCTCACCGTTTCTTTTTATGACATATCGGTGCTCTTTTAGTGCCATGCTAAAAATATAATTATCCATAATTTTTTATTTAATTTGTTGTGTTTTGTCTTTGTTGTCTTCTATTCAACAAGTCGTTAATTCTACTTTTATTTCTTTCTTCTTTTTGTTCTTCAAGACCCAAGAAAGTAACACTTTGTTCAGTATCGATAACTAAAAATTCGTTATCAAATTTACAATTCTCAAATACAACTCCATCTTTACCTAAACGTGATTTTGTAATTGCAATTGTTGCCAAGTTCATTTCTTTTTGTTGTAAAGTTTTAGCCACAGTGATAATTACGTGACCAACCTGAGCCTTCTTAATAGAACCACCCATTTGGTCTGTAGTAACAACCTCTGATGATATGGATGAACGATTACCCTGAGTTGCTGTCCAACCCACTATTTGTAATTCATGGCAAAGTGCCTCAAATGCCCTCATAACAGAACCCTCACTCTTCCATTCATCTTCTAGTTTCCTATCCGGTACCACACAATCAATGTAGTCTAAAACAATCATATCAACTTTATTACCTTCAGCCGTCATTTTCCTAACCTGATTTTTAATCTGATTCATAGTCATAGTGTCTGATGGTAACTTCTTCAAAGTTAATTTATTTTTTGTGTTAAGTTTAATTTCTTTAACCTTTTCTATAACAACATCCCTATGATTTGATAAGTCATCAGGTGCTATACCAGTCCACATTGTGAAGTGTTTACGTTGGATGATTTTTGGATTGTCTTCAAAAAATATTTGTAACACACTATAACCTAAATTGAACGCGTTATTTGCTAATTTAGTTAATATAGTTGTCTTACCAACCCCCGTAGGTGCCAATATTACACCAATCTCACCTTTAGCCAAACCACCTTTTAGTAGGTTATCAATACCTTGAATACCCATAGGTATTGGATGTCTATAATCATCATCTAAAACCTCGTCAAGATTTGAGAATACATCCGAAGTACCAATTTCAACCTCACCAACTTGAAGAGCTTCACGTACCATTTCTTCAAGATGGTCGTAACTTTCAAAGTCTCCTTTGTCGATAATTTTCTGAGCCTTAGACATAACCTTTTGAAGTTCTTGTTGTTTACAGAATTTCAAAGATTTTTCTTGAACGTAGTCAGAACCCTCAATTGGTGATTCTTTTACTTGTTCAAGCATATCCATCACCATTTTTTGTGCCATTGGTGATGAAATCTCAGATTTGGTCATTTGTTCCAACGTGTTATAGGTTGGAGCGTGTTCGTATTTTATATAATACTCCCGTATCATTTGCATGATTAGACGGAAATATTGATTATCAAAATACTTGGGGTCTAACACGTCAACGATAGAAGTGGCAAAGTCCTTGTAGAGAATAATATTATTTAATAATTGAATTTGAAATGTGTTCCCTAAATAACCGAAATTTTTATCGTTTGACATAATTTTTTTTAATTTTTAATGTGTGCTTGGATTTATAAATACTGTTAAGCGAGCTGATAATTCAAGTATCTATAAGTTAAATCTTCATCTGAAAAAATGTCAGTCAGTCCCGTAAGTATACTTTTTAATTCTGGGCGTATGTCTACGGTATATCTGACCTTTGGAGGGTACAATTTAGCATCTACAATTCTATGACAAATTGTCTCATCTCCTATTCTAACATAGATGTTAAAGTACTCAGGAGCATCCGTATTTGATGTCTCTAAAATTTTAGGGTCTATCATAATTTGGTCTTGGTTATCTACCATGTAGACCAATGATTTTATTTTAAGATTGTTTTCAACAATTTCACCAACAATTCTTAAAAGATTAGAAACCTCCAAACTCCTACGAGCCTTTGGGTTATAACCTTTTACGTTGTAAAATCTTTGCACAATGATGTTGTTGTTCAACGTCATTAAGAACTCCATCTTGGTCGTGTCTTGCATTTGTTCTTTCATAATTTTAGTTTTTTATATTAAATCGTTTTTTTTCTTTTCTTGTTAATTTTAAAAATGGTTGTAAAAATTCCACCCACATATCATCTGTTTTTGGTAAATATTTAAAAATTCCATCATCATTCATCATTCTCATAAGATTCTTGTGACCCCTACCATCTGGGTCCAATTCCTCACTATAATAATCTTCAACTTCTTTTTTCCCTTCTTCAGATATTAAAGGGTTGGACAAATCAACAAGTCGTTTGTTGATTTCAAAAAATTCTTGACCGAGTGAACCTCGTTTTGTTTTTCCTTCAAGTATGTTGGATATCGATTTTTGTTTCTTTTCATCTTCAGTCAAATTATTGATTGTTGTTAAAATATCAGAAACAGAAACCGTTTTTTCAAGTATCTCAGGAAATAATTTTAAAACTGTTTTTTCACCTAACAAGTAAATACCATCAACATTATCTGATTTATCACCTGTTAAAATTTTATAAGTGACAACATTTTGATGTGGAATATATAAATCACCGATTTTAATCTTATCACCATTACGGTAATATTCGTGTTTAATTGGTGAGTATATTTCAACATCATCCGAAATTAATTGAGTTAAATCTTTATCCGATGAAAAAATTGTTTTTTTCTCGTCATTTGAAATTTGACAGTAGTAAGCAATTAGGTCATCACTTTCGGTATTGTCAACACACACCTGACGTATGAACATTTCCTCCATATATTGACGCACACGAGACTTTTGCCACTCATACGACTCTTTCTTCAACTCGTTGGTTTCGGTCCGTCTATTCTCTTTGTATTGAGCAAAAATAAGTCGTCTTTGAGACGAGTTATTAACCCCATCCCAAAAGACGACCACTTTATCATAATTGTGTTCTTGTAGGAAACGTCTAAGTGTGTTAACAAAATGGAAGATGCCCCCAATATGATTTCCATTGTGGTAAAATTCCTTTACCCCGTGAAAACCAATTTTAAAGAGATTATCAGCATCAACTAATAGTGTTCTATTCACAATTATAGTTTTATGTTATTCAATAACTTCTTTTTCCTCTTTCAACACAAAATCACCATCTGACCCAATGATTTCTTTCCAATAGTCAGAATACTCCTTCTTGTACGCCTCAATAGAAGCCTTCTCTTCAGTAGTATCCTTACCCGCTAAGAAACCATGTGGTGTGACAATAATCTTACCATCTTCATAACCCAAACCATTAATGTGGTTTTTCATTACGGATATTTTGGTACGAGAAGCGAACTTCACAGTTCTCTTGTCCTTAGTCGCAGTAATCTTAGTCGTACCTGCACCTTTTTGATTACCAAATAAAAACACCAACGATGAGTTAAGCCAAACAGACTCACCACCCTTAGCCTTGATTTTTGGTTGTCCAAACGGATTGTCAGGAAGTTCAACCCAAGGCTGGTTTACAATAATCAAAGTATTTTCATACTTTGAATCTGCTTTACGAGAACCTGAAATACGTTGGTTGATACCCATACCAATCTTGTCAGATAAAACCGACGCATTATGTTGTTTGCCGCCTTTGCCATCGTAAGTCATCTTACAAGGTACTGAACCCACAGAATCCCAAAGAAAACATAAACTGTAATCCAATTCACCTTTTTCTTGAGCATCTAACAAACTGTTAATGTAGTCTGTAATTTGTTCAATGTAATCAAAGTTGTTGTTAAAGATAAAGAACCCGTCCCAATCCAATTCACCCGTCTCTTGGTCAACCACCTCTTCACATTGAAGACCCATCAACTTTGAGTGTTCGAAACTCCACTTTTGTTCCGTGATAATAAACACAGGTAGAATCTCTTTATTTTGAGCATCTACCGCAGTTTTAATCATTGCTGTTGTTTTACCTGTGTCTGAGTGACCCAAGAACATATTGATATGTCCAATAGCCGGACCAGGTAAACCCACAGCGTCTAAGAAATCAGAACCACAGTCAAAAAACCTTTGGGGTTTGTATTTGGCTGAAGTAGAGAATTTCTTCTTTACCGAATTAAAATCATTTTTTTTAATTGCCATAATTGTATTTGTAAAATTCTTTTAAATTTTCTAACTTGTCATTTGCATTTGCCAATTTCTCAACAAACTTATCCATCTCTTCCAAGTGTTGTGGGTGTTCTCCAATACCTACAGGATTTTCCATGTACACCATCAAAGTCGCTTCTGATTCTGCAATCTCACTCTCATATTTCTTTACAAGAGCATCATACATTAATTTTCTAATTTTCATTGTCTATGTATATTAATTTTTTTTGATAAAAAGAAAGAGCTTGGACACTATGTCAATGTAAGTGTCCAAGCTCAGTTAAATTAGAATGGTAAGTCTTCGTCTGGACCCATATCAGTCTGTGGGTCGTAACTCTTTTCAGGTTGTGATTGACCACCCATACTTGTTTCGAAACTATCACCGTAAACAAACTTTTTCAAGTCAGAGTCCCAACGTGGAACATCACCACGAGATACCGCCTCAAGATATTCTACTGGTTTTTTAGCGTAAACATCATTCCATGTCAACTCATCATCTAACCACTCTTTTTTAATACTCTCATCGGTGTGTAGTGGTGTTGGGTCATCATACATAATAGTCTGAACTACTGTGTATTCTTTTCCCGCAGGTGTCTTTGATTTGACCATCTCAATAATCAAATCGCGACCTGTATCAGCGTTTGTAATATTACCTTTTTGTTTCCAAATTGGGATGATTTTATCTAAAATCCCTTCTTGCTTGTAATTGTCTTTGAATCTCCAAAATTTTACACCATCGTCT